TAAGTCCAGAGGTAACAAGATAATGGCTACTGTTGTAGAGATTATTGAAAATCCAGTAACTGTAACAGTAAGTAATAGTAATGTATCTGTTGATCTTACAGAAGAAGTTGTAGTTGTTGAACTTGGAATAACTGGTCCACAAGGACCAGCGGGAACCGTATCGGCAGCAGATGTTAGCTATGTACATGAACAAACAACACCATCATCATCTTGGTCAATTACTCATGGTTTAAATTTTATACCAAATATAACGGTAGTTGATTCTGCTGGAACAGTAGTAGAAGGATCATATAACTATCCCAATGCAAATTCAGTTGTATTATCTTTTTCTAACGCATTTTCTGGAAAGGCATATCTATCATAAGGAGAGAGAACTATGGCGAGAAAATTTCTTACACCAATAGACCTTAATCAGTTGGAACTTAGAAATGCTGTTATCCAGAATCTTGGAACAGACCCATCTGGTGCAGAAGGTCAAATTTATTATAATACAGGAAGCGACAAACTTAGAATTTATGCTAATGGATCATGGGCAGATATTGCTTCATCATCTATTACAATCAATGGCACAGAAAATGAGATAGTTGTATCCGCATCTGGATCAACATATACCATCAGTCTTCCTGACACAATTAATGCTAATACAACTGGAAGTGCTGCATCACTTACAACATCAAGAAATATTATTCTTAGTGGTGATGTAAGTGGTAGTGCTAGTTTTAATGGAACTGCAGACGCAAATATTTCTGTAACAATTGGAGCAAACTCTGTTGCTTTAGGAACAGATACTACAGGGGACTATGTATCAGGAATTACTGCTGGAACTGGAATTGGAGTAAGTGGGTCTGGTGGAGAAAATGCATCAGTAACAATTTCTAATAACGGTGTAACATCCATAACTGGTACAGCAAATGAGGTTGATGTTTCAGCATCTGTAGGGGCAGTTACTATTAGTCTTCCTGCAACAATTAATGCTAATCTTAATGGAAATGCTGCTTCTGCAACATATGCAACAACAGCAGGGACAGCAAATGCTGTAGCAGCTAACTCAGTAGCTCTTGGAACAGATACAACAGGAAACTATGTAGCATCAATTAGTGGTACAGCAAATGAAATTGAAGTATCTGGATCTGGAGAAAGTGCAGCAGTAACTATTGGACTTCCAGATAGTGTAACTATTGGAACACTTAATGTTACTGGAGCATTAACTGTTAGTGGATCTGCAACGTATATAAATACAGAAATTATTGAGTTAGCAGATAACACAATTATCTTAAATTCAAATGCTACTGGTTCTGCAAGTCAAAATGCTGGCATTGAAGTTGAGCGTGGAGATGATACAAATGTATCGCTCCTTTGGAATGAAACAAGTGATGCCTGGACGCTCACCAACAACGGAACCAACTATCACAACATTGTAAGAAAGTTTACTGTAGATGTAGGTAACTCAGCTAGCACACAATTTACTGTTACTCACAATCTTGACACAAGAGATGTTCTTGTTCAAGTTTATGATAACGCAACATATGAAACAGTAGAGGTAGATGTAGTTAGAACTAGCACAAGCGTTGTTACCATTACATTTGCAACTGCTCCATCTAGCAATGCCTATCGTGTTGTTGTAACAGGATAATCTAAGGAGGATTTGTGGCAAGAAACTTTTTAACTGGATTAAGACTAGTTAATCTTGCATCAGATCCAGCAACAGGTAGCGAGGGAGAACTTTATTACAACACAGTAACAGATAAGGTTCGTCTTTATTCTAATGGGGCATGGATAGATGTAGTATCAGCTAGTTCTAGTAGCCCTTCTGATAATGATATTCTTTCATATAATTCTGCATCAACAATGTGGGTAAACCAAAATCTTGCTACCGCCATTGCAGAAGTTGATGGCCCTGGTTCTAATATAGATGCAGACTTGCTTGATGGTCAACATGGATCTTATTATACAAATGTTGGAAACATGGATTCTGGAACATTAGTAATAGGTCGTGGTGGCACAGGATTAACTTCTACTCCTACTAATGGTCAACTTCTTATAGGAAATGGAACGGGGTATACATTAGCAACATTAACTGCTGGAACAAATATTAGTATTACTAATAGTTCTGGAGCAATTACTATTGCTTCAACTGCTGCTGCAGATGCTGGTCTTGACCCGTTCTTTATTGGATGTTTGTGAGGAATTATGGCATTTCCATATCAATATAACTTCAATTATTATGTAGGTGACACTCTACAGTTTCTTTTATATCCAAAAGAAGATGGAGAGTCTATGAATATTTCAAATTATTCTGCACTGTTTAGTGTTGCTACATCATCCGGTAACTCTGGTATACAAATATTTTCTGCTAGTTGTCAAATAAGTGCCTCAACTCCATATAAAATATTATGCACAATATCTCCAACAAACGGTAGGCTATTAACTGGTGCATCATATGTTTATGACGTTGAAATTACTGATAATGGAAATAGTGAAAATAGATATACACTATTAAATGGTAATATTAACACTTTACAAGACATTAAAAGATCTTAACTCTGTTATAATTAATGTGGTGATAATATATGGCTTTTCCTGGAACTAATAATATTTCATATTATCAAGGTGATCGTTATCAATTTGTTATAAATCCAAAGGCAAGTGATGGATCAACCTTTGATCTTACAGGATATTCTGGATTATTTACTGTTGCAACACAAAGAGGAAATGCTAGTGCAGTAGTTGGATCACCAATATCTGCTAGTGTAAATGCCAATTCTGGAAAAGTAACATGTATAATTCAACCTTCATTTGGAAGAACTTTAACTGGTGCATCATATGTCTATGATGTTGAGATTTCTGCAAGTGCAAGCGGTGGTGGATCAAATGTTTATACGCTTGTTACAGGAACAATAAATGTAACTAGAGATATCACAAATACTTATGGTGGAACATAATGCCAATTAATAGTTCATTTGAAGTTGTTCTTACAGAAGATGACCTTGATGTAGCTGCTGCGCCAACAGATATCACTGTTGCTATAGATATTGGTCCTGAAGGTGAACGTGGCAGTCAAATTTTTACTGGAGAATATAATCCAAACTCTATTTCTTTAGCACAATTTGCTATTAATACTGGAGAAACACCAAAATATAATGATGTATTTTTGAGAACAGATTCTGGTACATCATATGGAACATTTTATTCATATAGCAATAGTCCAGGTGGGGATCAATGGGAATCAATTTTAAATCTTATTGACACAATGGACCTTTTCTTTTCAGAAAATACTCAAGTACTACAAGAAATAGCAAATTCTGCATCACCTCAAATTGCAGGGATTGTTGATGCTTATCTTGCATCATCTGGATCGCTTCCTACAGCTTTGGGAACAGTAACTATTGGTACATGGAATGCTAATACTATCAATGCAGCATATGGTGGAACAGGACAGTCCTCATACACCATTGGAGATCTTCTTTATGCTACAAGCTCAACAACTCTTGGAAAACTTGCAGACGTAGCAACGGGTAATGCACTTATTGCTGGAGGAGTTGGTTCTCCACCATCCTGGGGAAAAATAGGTCTTACAACACATGTATCTGGAACTCTTCCTGTTGCAAATGGTGGAACAGGAACGACAACCTCTACTGGAGCAGGAAATGTTGTTCTTTCTACATCGCCCACATTAACTACTCCAAATATTGGAAATGCAACTGCATCATATCTTACAGTAAGTGCTCAGGATGGAACAAATGAAGGTGGAGAAATAAAACTTAATGGTGCTGGATCATATCCATACATGGTTCTTGATACATACCAGGGTAAAGTAAGATTTTTAAATAATGGATCATCTGCAGTACTTTCTGGAGACTTGCAATCAATGAATGTATCAGCAAGTACAGTTACTCTTAATGCATTAGAATCTGGATCTCCAACAGCAAATGTATCAATAATTGTTGAACGAGGATCCTCAACAGATGTCGCTATTCGATGGAACGAATCAACAGGCTCATGGGAATTTACAAATAATGGAACAAACTATGATCAACTTGGTGGCAGTGGCGGTATTGAAACAGCATTTTTCCTTGGATGTATTTAATTAAAAGTCCTGTGATATAATTTTAAAGAGGTGAAATATGGCTAATACATATAAAAGATCAGGAATTGCTGCTAATGGAGCAATAGGTACATATAGTAATCTATATTTTGTACCCACATCAGCCTCTGCATCTGTAATTTCAACAATTTCAGTATGCAATACAACTGCATCAGCACAAACCTATAGAATTGGATTATCTTCGGGTAGTGCATCTGATCCTACCTCTGCTGATCATCTTGTCTTTGGTTCAACAATTTCCCCAAATGATAGTGTATTTATCAGTATTGGAGCAGCAATAGCAACTGGTACATATGTAAGAGTTTCAGCATCATCTGCCAGCGTTTGTTTTAATGCATTTGTAGCAGAGGTATCATAATGGCTGTTAATAAGCTTTCAACATTACAAAAAACAGAAAGCCTTCCAGGTTTTGCTATCTTTGAAGATCCTATATCTGCACCCGCTATAACTAATACTTTTACCGATACTAATAGTATTTTGTGGAAATACTGGATATTTAAAGGAAATACAAAAATAAGATGTATTGAGCCTGGTTTTGCAGATATATTAGTTGTAGCTGGTGGTGGAGGTGGAGGATTCTTTAATGCTGAAAGTCCTGGTGGTGGAGGTGCTGGAGGAGTTTTAAATTTACAAAATGTTTTTTTTGATATTGATATTCATGAAATTTTAGTTGGTCGTGGTGGATCTGGTCCATTTAGTACCGGTGGTGGTGGATGTGGTGGATCTTCACAAATAGGTCCATATATTGCTATAGGAGGTGGAGGGGGAGCAGGAAGATATACTTCAAGTGTACCAGCAACATTTGGTGGATCTGGTGGCGGTGGTTCAGGTAGTGATGGCTTTACTCAAGCAGCAACTTCTGGAACAACTGGACAAGGAAATTCTGGTGGAACACCAAATACTACTGGCGGCGGCGGAGGCGGTGGAGCAGGAGCTGCAGGATCAAACGGGTCATCTGGTGTTGGAGCAAGTGGAGGAGTTGGAATAATATCAACTATTATTACAACTACAATAGCTACGTCTGCTTCAGTTGGACAAGTATCTAGTGCAAATCTTTATTTTGGTGGTGGTGGAGGAGCATGTGGGTCAAGCACACAAGGTAGTGGTGGATTAGGTGGTGGAGGTGCCGCTAGCACTACTAATGCAACTAATGGAACTGCATTTACTGGAGGCGGTGGTGGAGCTAGTAGGGGAACTGCATTTTCAAATGCAGCGGGCAATGGTGGATCTGGAATAGTCATATTGAGGGTGAGAATATAATGGCATTATCAAAAATTTCTAATAGTAATAGACCTTTTTTTATATATCCACCAGCAGCTTTTCAAAACCCTGCAAGTTCATCTGCAGTTGTAACGGCAACATTTACAGATAATGATAATATTAACTGGAGATATTGGATTTTTAAAACAAATAACACCATTGTTTGTAATACATCTGGATTTGCAGATATCTTAGTTGTTGGTGGTGGTGGTAGTGGGGCAGCAGGATTTGGTGGTGGTGGCGGTGGTGGTGGCGCATTATCTGTAAAAAATGTTTTTTTTAATAGTGGAAGTGTAACTGTTTTAGTTGGATCTGGCGGAACAACATGGGAACAAAATGTTCCTATGACTTTTAGTGGTCATCATGGTAGACCTTCTAGAATAGGAAACTATTATGCTCCAGGTGGGGGTGGTGGTGGCTCATCCTCCCTTAGTTTACCACCCGATATGGGAACTACAATTGCTTCAGGTTCTGGTGGTGGTGGTGGTGGAACAGGTACAACAGGTCCAACTCAGGTTGGAATTTGCACAACAACTACAGGAAATGATGGTGGCTTTGGTATATCAGTAGCTAGTACAATGACCAATGGTGGAGGAGGAGGAGGAGCTGGACAACAAGGATTTACAGCTAATGGTAGAACTGGTGTTGGAGGAACTGGTGGAAATGGAATTATTACAAAAATAATTACATCAACTATTGCTACATCAGCATCTGTTGGACAGGTTTCTGGAACAGATGTTTATTTTGCTGGTGGAGGTGGTGGTGCATCATATACAAGTTCTGCTAGATCATCTGGGGGATTAGGTGGGGGTGGAGCGGGAAATGTTTCAACATCAAGTGCAACGTCTGGAACTGCTTTTACTGGCGGCGGTGGTGGTGGTGGCGGTGCTGGTACAACGTCTGGTGGAACAAATCCAGGTAGTGGTGGCTCTGGAGTAGTAATTCTCAGGGTACGAGAATAACCTGATATAATTTAAATATGTCTGGAAAAAAGAAAAAGCCAGATTATCAAATAGAAAATCTTGCTGCTATGCCCTCTTGGAAATTTAGAAGAAGGGCAGTATTTGGATCACTAATATTCGCTGCAACTATTATTTCTTATGTAACATTTAAACTTGAAGATAATGGAATTTCTGAAACACTTGCCCTTGGTGCCTTTGGTTTAATGGGTGCCATTGTTGCAGCATATATTGGTGGTGCTACATATCAGGATATTAAAATGTGGAATGCACAACCTATAACACCAGTAGAAGATAAAGTAGAAGAATAAGGAGGAAACATGTTAACAAATAAAGCATTTTGGTTAGAATCAAGCGAAAGAGCACTCAAGACTTTTGCCCAGTTCTTTCTTGCACTTGTTACCGCAGGTGCATTTAATGTTTTCACAGCAGATTGGCAGACTATTATTGGTCTATCACTTGGAGGCACCATTCTTTCATATGCAACATCAATTCTATCTTACAAGGTAGGAAAGACTGGAACACCAAGTTTAGTATCAGAGCCTGAACCAGAACCTGTGCCAGTTAAGAAAACAAAGCGTGGTGGTTAATATAGCATAAAAGAAAATGGGACTCTTAGGAGTCCCTTTTCTTTTTCTAAATATTTTGATACAATAGTTTTTCTACTATAGATTGAGAGAATGCAGTGTCAGATCCAACAGTATCATTCCTGACATTCGACTGGGCGTGGGGAACAGATCCTTTAGAGCCAAACGGGTGTGCATGGTATCGATGCTACCTTCCTATGAAGGAGCTAGAAAAACATGGGTGGGGAGTAGGAATAGGATTCCCTGCTTATAATGAAGATCATGGATTTGGTCTTTTAATTCCCGATGATAAAGCTATTCATGGCTGGGATATTATCGTAATGAAACTTATTATGCTTCGCTCTGTTGCTGAAAAAGTACTTGATGCAAAAAAGGGTGGGCAAAAAATTGTTGTTGATATTGATGACTGGTTTGAAGGTTTAGCAGAAACTAATCTTGCTCATAAAATGACTGATCCAGAAAAGAATAAGGATAACAACAGAGATCATTATATGTTTATTATCAATAATGCTGATGCAATTATTACATCTACTCCGTTTCTTTATGATTTCTATAAAAATGTAAAAAAGATAAAAAATGTATTCATGGTTAGAAACGGTGTTGATATTGATCGATGGAGACAACGTAATGATCATGCTGGCTGGCTTCCTACAGTTGGATGGGTAGGAGCAACACCTTGGAGATCTATGGATCTTGAAACACTTGATCCGTTCCTTGGTGAATATATGGCATCAAGAAGACTTTCATTTCATCATTCTGGAAATATTAAAAATGCAAATAAAGCATCGGATCAACTTAATCTTCCAGCAAGTGTAAAAACAACATTTGAGCCTATGAAACCCATTACAAAATATCCAGAGCTTTTTAAAAAGATTGACGTAGGAATTGTCCCATTGAATAACATTGAGTTCAATCATGCTAAGTCAACTATCAAGGGTCTTGAGTATGCTGCTGCTGGAGTTCCATTTATTGCCTCCTACAGCCCCGAATATGAGCTTCTAGAGAAGGAAGGGGTAGGTAGGGTAGCCTATACACCACAAGAATGGATTTCTCATTTATCAGAATTAGAAGATCCAAAAATTAGAAAAGAAGAAGCAAAAAGAAATTTTGAAAATCTCAAGGCAACTCAAACAATGGAAATAAGAGGAAGTGACTGGAGCACAGTCATGCATCAAATACGAGATTTGTAATAAAGGAAACCCCCTGCCATGTCTTACCACCAAATTAAGGTTGTATTTAGCAGGGGGTTCCTTATTAAACTACGCAAGGATAATCGTTGTACCATTTAAGATACTTATTATAAACACCCGTAGATGTATAGTTACCTTTGTGATTTCCTTTACCATCGATATCCCAGGGATACCAAGTTCTGCCACCATCACTAATCATAAAAGCAATGGAAGCATTATAGTCACGGGTAAGAAGAAGTTTGGTATCCCACCAATCCTTTCCTCCCCATGCTACTTTATTAAATTGAAACATGCCATAATCTCCTGTAGCAGATATAGCATCTTCTCTTCCCCCTGATTCACGCATAACAATTGCCCATGCCTGTCTCAGGTTGTCGCCACGGAAACCAGCATTTCTAAGAACTTTTACGAGCCAATTATCACATTGAGCTGGCATATCCTCAGATACCGCTTTCCCAGCAGATCTTTTTACAATAACGGATTTGTCGGGAAGCGGCATCTCCGTCGCAGTAGGTGCAGACTTAGCATACACCTGTTCGGTGCGTGTTTGTGCAAGGGCAACGGTAGATCCTGTAATAACCATTGCCATTACTAACACACCTCCTAGCAGTTTTATTTTCGTCATTATTCCTCCTTGCGGCGGCAAGACATTCGTCTAGTCTAACAAATTGCTACAGATGTGTCAAATAAAGAAGTAGGAAGTAATAGGATTATTTATAAATCGTTTTCAACTCTTTATATAATATATATAAATATATTTATTATTATTTATAATATATGTAACTTCCCCACCCAATCCACCCTCAATTTTATCATGCGTTCTTCTTCTTGGCAATATAGAATCTTATCTTTTCTATAACATCTAGGCCAAGAGAGATCTTGGTTTGAGAAACAATATCAAAGAGATAAACATTGTCATTCATGTCTACCTTTGGTATTATAAGGTTTCCACCTTCACGATTGTCAATGCCTGGGAAGTAAAGATTTGGTGCCTCCCCATTCTTTACCATATTGTAATAAGTATTTACTTCTTGGATCGTTATATCCATTGTTAGTCCCTTCAATGCTCTGGTAAAATATACCTTATCCCCTAATTCTATCAAAAGGAAGTGTTGTAATCAATGTTAACAAACTCAGGATCTATAAAAGACCCATACAGAAATTTCATCCATGTAAGCAGATACGCAAGATGGATAGACACCGATGGAAGAAGGGAAACATGGGTTGAAACAGTAAATAGATACATGAGTTTTATGAGAAGTCATCTATCTGCAAACTATAACTATGATGTAGATGATAAGACATACGGTTCAATTCGTGATGCTATTCTCAATCATCATATTATGCCATCTATGCGTGCCCTGATGACTGCTGGAGTTGCACTAGAGCGTGACAACATTGCTTCCTATAACTGCTCATTCACCGCCGTTGATAGTCTTCGTGCATTTGATGAAGCAATGTATATTTTGATGAATGGTACTGGTGTTGGCTTCTCTGTTGAGCATAAATACATTGATCAGCTTCCTGTAAATGCTGAATCATTTTACCCAACAGATACTGTTATTGTTGTTGATGATTCCAAACTTGGATGGGCAAAGTCATATAAAGAACTCATTGCCCTTTTAAATCAAGGTCAAATGCCAAAGTGGGATATGTCTAAGGTTCGTCCTGCTGGAGCAAGACTCAAGACATTTGGTGGTCGTGCATCTGGACCAGAACCACTTGATGCCCTTTTTAGATTTACCGTTGATATTTTCAAGAATGCTGCTGGACGTAGACTTAAGCCCATTGAAGCACATGACATCATGTGCAAGATTGGCGAGATAGTTGTTGTTGGTGGTGTCCGTCGTTCTGCATTGATTTCACTTTCTAACCTTGATGATTTTGAAATGGCAAAGGCAAAGAATGGTAATTGGTGGGAGAATGATGCACAACGAGCACTAGCAAATAATTCTGCCATTTATAATACTAAGCCAAACGTAGCACAGTTCCTTAGAGAGTGGCGCAATCTGTATGAGTCAAAGTCAGGGGAACGTGGTATTTACAATATGGATTCCGTTAGAAAGCATATTGATAAGTTTGGTAGAAGAGACTCATCTAAGGTTGCAGGCACAAATCCTTGTGGGGAGATTCTTCTTCGTCCTAATGAGTTCTGTAATCTAACAGAGGTAGTTGTTGGAGCGAATGATACTGCTAAAGATATTATGAACAAGATCAAGCTTGCAACAATTCTTGGAACATGGCAGTCAACTCTTACAAACTTTAAGTACATTCGTAAGTCATGGAAGGATAACTGTGAGGAGGAAAGACTTCTAGGAGTGTCACTTACAGGAATTTTTGGAAACACTCTTACCTCAACAAATACTGATGGTCTAGCAATGCTTTTGGACAAGATGAGAGAGCACTCAGTTGAAGTAAATAAAATGGAGGCCGAAAAACTAGGAATCAATCCCTCAGCATCAATTACCTGTGTTAAGCCTTCAGGGACCGTATCACAGCTAACTGGGGTATCTAGTGGCATTCACCCCTGGTATTCATCATACTACCTTCGCTCTGTTCGTGGAGACAACAAGGATCCTTTAACAATTTTCCTTAAGGATTTTGGTGTACCTAATGAGCCAGATGTTATGAAGCCAAATGATACAACCGTATTTTATTTTCCAATCAAAGCTCCAGATGGTGCAGTGGTAACAAAAGATCTATCCGCTATTGATCACCTTGAAATATGGAAGACATATAGAAAGCATTGGACAGAGCACAATCCATCTGTGACAATCAATGTTAAGGAAGATGAATGGATTAGAGTTGGTGCATGGGTTTATGATAACTTTGATGACATTGGTGGAGTAGCATTTCTTCCATATTCAGAGCATTCATACAAGCAGGCTCCATACCAAGAGATAACCAAGGAAGAATATGAAGAGTGGCTACTAAAAATGCCAAAGGAAATTCCCTGGGAGTCTTTGCCACTGTATGAGATTGAAGATAATACAACAGGATCACAAGAACTTTCTTGTACTGCAGGGGCTTGCGATATTGTTGATATTGGTTCTAGTGTTGTAGCAAAATAAGGCTACTATGTTAGAATAGTAACATAGGAGCACTGTATGCCACAAAATATCTTCAATCTGTATTCCGCTGCAATTTTTGGTGATCATCCAATTGCTCTTTGGAATCTTGATGATGATTTTTCTTATTTGTCATTAGTTGCTGCAAGTCCTATTTGGACAATTACTAATGGATCTTCTGCAAGCGTAGCAGTGGGGCCAAAAACAAAACCAGGCGAAACAGTTGGAACAGCAGATGCTGATATTGTTTATTCAACATTTGTAGGATCATCAAGTGCTACCACAATGAAATCTCAATCATTTCTTAGCAAGACTGAATTAGATACTGATAAGAATAGTGTATGTGTAAGCACATTTATATATCCATATCAAGATGACATAGACAGTATTGAAATAGGTTTTGAGTACACTGATCCAGTAAGTTCAAGTGTGGTGACTAGTTATAAAACATATAATCTTCCTACTCAACAAGACTGGTTAAAAATTAATCATACTATGCCCATATCAGCATCATCTGTATTATCTGCAAGCGCAATAAATATATATCCTTATATAAAAATTAATTTTAATATTCTTCCTAAAAATCAGAAGTTTTCAATTAGTAGATTTGCTGTTGGTCAATGGTCAGAACAATATAATGCAGATACAGAGGGATCTCTAACGGTTCCATTTACATCACTAAGTGCTTCTGGTGGAATAATATCTAGCATTGGTAGTCCATATTTAAGTACACCATCATTAGTTAAAACTGTTGAAATTGATTCATATAGTCTTTCTGATACTGATAATGGCTATTATTTTATTGAAAATAATAAAATGCTTGCACTAAATTCAAAGTTACCAATGGTATATGGGTCTGGAAACATAACAGAGATTTATGCATCAACGTATGATGGACCATCATTAGTTATTCCAGGTAAAGGATTTTTACACAATAATGGTAAATATAAGCAATTGACAACAGAGTTCTGGTTAAGAATAAATGTAAATAAAAAAGAATCGTTTAGAATATTTGGACCATTAGATAGTTTAGACGGGCTATATGTAAATAGAAACTTTTTAACACTTAAAATTGGTCCTTATGAACAATCATATTTTATGCCCAAGTGGTACAGACCAGTTCTTATAGATATTACATACACTCCAAATTATGCAACAGTAATGATTAATGGAGAAATAGTTATTAGTATAACTATGGATCCAACACAAATATCATTTGTTGACGACCTAAGTTACAATAACGATTGGCTCGGTTTTTATTCTTCATCAGATATTTATCCATTTGAAATTGACTGTATTGCAATATATCCATACATTGTTCCAGAACAACTAGCAAAAAGAAAGTTTGTATTTGGTCAGGGTGTTGGTAAGTCTGATGATATTGTTAAAAAGTTTGGTGGCAATTTAACAAACATTGATTTTGCTTATAGTGACTATACAACAAATCTTATATATCCAGATATAAATAGATGGTCAGATGCTATTTATTCAAACTTACAAGTTAATTCAAAATCTATATCTTTACCAACAACTTATTCAAAACCAGAAATTTTGTATGTTGGCAATTCAGCCAGTGCAACATTTACTGTAAATACTTTAACAGATAATAATTCAATACAAGATGATACAAAACAAAATAAGTTTATAAAATTTAGACCAAATTTATCTTATGAAAATATATATGGATTTCTTTCATTTAAAGGTTTTAATGTTTTAAATGATAGGGTATCTTCTGTGTTCGGTGTTTTTAGCATAAATACAGATGAAATAAATAAAGCTATTAGTGATGCAAATATAAGTGAATTAACACTAATGCATTTTCTTAATAATGCTACAGGTGAATCATTCAAAATCTATATAAATCCAACATCTCAAAAACTAATATATAAGTATCAATCAACTACGTCTTCAACAACTATTTATGAATACACCCTTTCAATAACTGCTAATGATAATGTATTTGTTGCAGGATTAAAATTTGATAAATTAACTGAAGAATATTCTGCAATTATAAAGAATTTTTTTGCAAATCCACAAAACATAAATTTTACAGTTGGTGGTAATCAAAAAAATATGTTTACAGGAAAAATATATTCTGTAACATTTAATAATAAATTTTTTACAGATAAAGATTTAGATGATTATTTTAATAATGATGGAATATTTGTAATATCAAATAGTCCAGAAATATCTTTATCATCAAACATTGTTAAATATATAGGAAATTATACGCTTAATTTTATAAAAACAAATGAAAGCATGATCATGGATATAGGTTTATGTGGTTATTGGGAAGACTCCATTCCACTATCATATTTTGCCTCATATGTAAGAAATGGTCGTGGTGACATAACTGATTCAGACTTAGATATGATACAGTTCAATATTGATTTTCCATCCTCTGGATTTATTAGCGATAATTTAAATAATGACACCGAAAGAAATATGTACTGCTATGTAACATTAAAGTCTTCACAAGATGTTGGTGATGTTGGATATTCTACATATACAATAACAAAGGATCTGGAAGAAGAAAGAATCATTGACTTTGATCAAGTTACAACAGATATTGATATAACAAAATTTGAAATTATAGATGGAACAGTTATTTTTACTCCAAAAGAATTAATATCATTTAACGATGCATATATAACAATTCATATTGAAATAAAAACTAATGCTATAAATACAAATCCACTAGTTCTTAAAAGAATGTCAATGGCGTCTCTTTCATTTGATGAAAGAAGTTTATATGCAGTTAATACAATTAATGGTAATAAAATTTATCCATTTTCTAGACAAGGAAGATCTTATTCAACAAAAATAAAGAATCCATTTGTAATATATAAAGATTCTATGCCATATTTATTTTTAACGGCAGAGTCTGGCATTACATCACTTCCATACTCATTTATTGATAATAATAGTCTTTCTTATAATAGAGGAATTTCTATTCCTATAAATCAATTTAAAAATACAGAATATGATTTGCATGGAATGAATTTTTGGTTATGTTATAACGAGTCAAGAGAGTTTTCTGAAAATATAAAAATATTAACATTGTTATCTGAAACAGAAACATTTAACTTTTACCTGATTCCACAAGATAATAATAAACGTGCAAAACTTGTGGCATATCGTAAAACATTATCTGGAGATGTTGAATATACAAATATCAATTATTATCAAAACGGAATCTTATTAGATAATCAGCATCTATATCCAATGTCGTGGTCGTTTATTACATTTTCATTTACTGATCCTTTATCAATGGACAACTACATTGGAAGACTTGAAATTCATCCAAAAATACTTTTTAATAATGTTTCTATTTATAATCAAAGCATTATTAAAAAAGTTGATGATATTTTTGAATCACACCTAGGTTTATCAAATATTGTTGCACAAGATTCGTCAACATTAACGGTAACATCTGATAGTACAAAACTCTATACTGGTATAACGTGGTCACTTTTTAGTGGTAAACCAGTGTAATATGGTACAATTGTGTACATGGCAAGCAATACTCCAAAGCTAACTGTCATTCAGAAGAACAGAATTGATGGTATTTATGTCTGGAGATTGCCAGATGGGAAAATTGTAAAAGATAGCAATGGAAATACAATGAATATCCCAGCTCGTCATGGCGATATTGAAGCAATGTCTAAAATAACAAAAGCTGCAGCCTATTATGGATTTCCAGATGGTAAACCAGAATTTATGCCAGGGGTAAGAAGAATAACTGACGAAGAACATTCTGAACAAATTAACAGAATGAAAGAAGGATATATCCCTAGCGATACAGACCTTGGTGCCTGGATGGATGCAGCTAAAGGAATAGGTCGCTATGGATCAGGATGATCTTAGAGCAAGAATTGATAATCCAGTTAAAGTAGAAAAGAAAACTACTGATATATTTGCTACAGACTCTGAAATAGTTAAGGGTTATAGTGGATTTAATCCAAACTTTAAAAGAAAAATATCTCGCCAACTAACAAAAGTTTGGACGGGAAAAGATGATACTGGATCAAAACAACTTATTCCAGAGCAAGCAATTGCAACAGCATATGGACTATTTGATGTTGTAGTTCCACCGTATAATCTTGATGAACTTGCATCATTCTATGAAAGTTCATTTGCAAATCATGCATCAATTAACGCAAAAGTAGCCAACATTGTTGGTCTTGGTTATCATTTTGATATGTCTGATAATACAAGAACAGCACTAGAAGAAGCGGGATCAGATGATCAACTTATTCGTGCATATAGAAAAGTTGATCGTGCAAAATCTGCTTTAACAGAATGGCTTGAAGGTAGGAATGATGAAGATCCATTTACCCATATCCTTGAAAAAGCATATACTGACTATGAAGCAACGGGCAACGGATACATTGAAATCGGACGCACTGTTACAGGAGAGATTGGCTATATTGGTCACATTCCTAGTACTACTATTCGTGTTCGCCGCCTTCGGGATGGATATATCCAAATAGTTAATGAGAGAGTTGTATTCTTTAGAAACTTTCAGGATCAAAAAACTGTAAATCCTGTTACCTCAGATCCTCGTCCAAACGAGTTGATTCACCTTAAGAAATATACTCCAAAGAATAGTTACTATGGTGTTCCAGATATTCTTTCTGCCGCAACATCTGTTGTTGGAGATCAGCTTGCAGCAAGATTCAATGTTGATTACTTTGAAAATAAAGCTGTTCCAAGATATATTGTTACACTTAAGGGCGGCAAGTTAAGTTCTGAGTCAGAAGAAAAATTATTTAGATTCCTACAGTCTGGTTTAAGAGGACAAAATCATAGAACACTATTCCTCCCACTTCCTGGTGATAGTCCAGATAATAAAGTTGAATTTAAAATGGAACCCATTGAAAATGGTATTCAAGATGGATCTTTTGAGAAGTATCGTAAATCAAATCGTGAAGACATTCTTATGTCTCATCAAATGCCAATATCAAAAGTTGGTGCAGTTCAAGGAATGTCAATTGCTGCTGCACTTGCATCAGATAGAACCTTTAAAGAACAGGTAGCTAGACCATCACAAAGAAATCTAGAAAAGGTTCTTAATAAGATTATTAAAGAAAAAACAGATATGTTTAACTTTAAACTTAATGAACTTACTCTTACTGATGAAAATACTCAAAGTCAAATTGATGAACGATACCTTAAGATGCAAGTTATTGTTCCAAATGAAGTAAGATCAAGACTTGGGCTTCCACTAAATGCTGATGGACAAAATGCAGTAGTTATTGGGGCACAACAAAGAGCAGAAATGGTTGCTCAAACAATGGGTACAAGACAAAGAGATGTAAATAGGCAAAATAATGCAACAGATTCTCCATCAACACCAACTGGTAGAAATCCTGGTGGAGAAGGAAGAGCAGCACAATAATATAACATTTGAATAAATGTTATAAATATAATATATAATAGATACGATATGAGTATTTTATCAAAAGCTTTTTGGGCTACAGATGGAGACAGCATACGACTGTCAATGCCAATTCAGAAAATTGATAAGGAAAAAAGAATTGTATCTGGATGGGCCACACTTGATACCCTTGACAAGCAGGGTGATGTAGTAGCTATTGATGCATCTGTTGAGGCTTTCAAAAGATTCCGTGGGAATATTCGTGAACAACATACCCCACTTGCTGTTGGCAAAATGGTTTCCTTTAAACAAGATAAATATTTTGACAAGGCAACTGGTGAATCTCATAATGGAATTTTTGTTGATGTATACGTATCAAAGGGAGCACAAGATACCTGGCACAAGGTAACAGAGGGAATCCTCTCAGGCTTTTCTATTGGTGGAAGAATTAAGGACTCAGAAGATATGTATACAAAGTCATCTGATGGTCCCGTTAGACTTATTAAAGAGTACGAACTTGATGAGCTATCACTTGTTGACAATCCAGCTAATCCAAATGCAAACTTTGTTTCTATTCAAAAGCTTGCTGATAATGCAGAGGTATTTGAAAAAAATTACCTAGAAAATGTTTACTGGTGTGGATCTAACGATATGGTGATCCTAAGCACATCAAATCAATATTCATGTCCACAATGCAATAAGACGATGACAAACATTGGATTTGTTGAAAGCAATGATGTAAACAAGTCTGATGTTGTAATGGAGCTTATTAATAACATGACAAAGAGTTCAGATGAACAATCTGATAATGAAGAAGCGATTGACGAAGTAGCCAAGTCAATTGCTGAAAATATTGAAAAGGAGGGGATTAGCATGGCAAGAACCAAACGTATAACTGAAGTCGAAGAAACAGAAGAGATTGCAAAGTCAGAGGCTGTGGAAGAGGCAGAGGTTATTGAAGAGGTTGTTGAAAAACTTGCTGATGAACCAGCAGTTGAAGAAGTAGCTGACACTGATGACATTGAGAAGTCAGAAGAGGCTGCTGAAGAAATTGTAGAAGAGGCTATTGAAAAATCCACCACTCCTGCAGATGAAAGCAAAGATGAAGACTTGGCTAAATCTGTTGATGAGATTAAGGTTTCTCTTACAGATGTTCTAGGAGAATTTTCTACAACAATCAAGTCCCTAGCAATGGAAATCGCAAGCCTAAAGAAGTCACTTGACTCCGTATCAAGCGAAGTTGAAGTTGTAAAAGGTAGCGTAACAGAAGTTAAGGGCAATATTAGTGAGTTTGGACAGCGTATTGATGAAGTCGAAGCCGACACCGCTGTTCGCAAGTCTGGCGATCTTGGCGGGATCGTTCAGGAAGAAAGAGTAAATAAGTCGATGTGGGGCGGTCGTTTCCTCAGTTCCGCTGACCTATATCGGTAATAATCCAGGAGGTGAAAAAAAATGTCAGATGAAATTCTAGAAAAAGCAGCCGCAACAGGGGCAATAGTTTCTGGTGGAATTGGTGCAATCACTAATCCAGCAGCTTTTGACCTTGGTGTAGTTGGCAGCACAACTGACGACGGCGGTATTCTCAATCCTGAGCAGTCTCGCCAGTTCATCGAATACATTTGGGAGCAACAGGTTCTCGCACAGGATGGTCGCAGAGTAACAATGCGTTCAAACACAGCAGAGCTTGAAAAACTAAATGTTGGTGAAAGAGTTATTCGTGCAGCTAACCAAGCTGATGACACATACACAAATGCAGCAGTTGCCTTCACAAAGGTCGAAGTCACAACAAAGAAGATTAGACTAGATTGGGAGGTTTCAACTGAAGCCCTAGAGGACAACCTTGAGGGTACTGCACTAGAGGATCACCTAGTTCGTACAATGACTCGTGCATTTGCTAACGACCTAGAGGATCTTGCTATCAATGGTGTTGGATCAGGAACAAACAACTTCCTAAAGATCATGGAAGGATTCTATGCTAAGGAAGCTAGCGGTAATGAGGCAACTTCAGTTGCTTCTAGCGGTAGCAACTGGACCGTACAGGATCTTCAGCAGATCATCCTAGCAATGCCACGCAAGTACCGTGGTTCACGTTCAGCAATGAAGTTCTATGCTGGTAGCCCAACTATCTCCAGCCTACTAAACAACCTTGCTCAGACAGGAAACTACAATTCTGAAAGAATCGTAGAAAGAATTGTCGATGGAACAGTACCACAGATTGTTGGCGCACCACTACAGTATCGTGTTCTCGGACTACCCATCATGGAAGTTCCTTACATGCCAGATGATTATGTCTCACTAACATTCCCAGAAAATAGAATTTGGGGATTCCAGAGAGATGTTACAGTCCACCGCGAGTTCAAGCCAAAGAAGGATACAGTAGAATATACAGTATTCGTTCGTTTTGGTGTACAAATCGAAGAAACAGACGCTCTAGCTTATGGCGAAAAGTGATCATAACTAAATATGATGGGAGGGAGGCGAAAGCCTCCCTTCTTTCTTTATAATGATATAATTTAAATCAGGAGGATATTGTGTCATCAACACGAATTGCTGTTCATGTTGAAAATGGTTTATTTGATAGCAAGTTGGGCAGATTAAGTCAAGGATATAATATCATCACTATTGAAGAAGCAGAAGCATGGATGCATATTACCAATAAGGTAAGAATTGCTAATCCACAAGAAGTTGCTACTGCATATGGGGTATAAATGGAAATTTTAAGACTTCCTGAAACTACAAGTATTCAGGCCAAATTTAATGTCAGCTCTGCTAATACCCTATATACAATTGAGTATGAAGATCTTATTACAGGAACATCATATTCTGCATCTGCAACTTCTACCTCTGCAAAAGCAGTAACATTTACTTTAGATAATTATTATCTTACTTATAGCGGAGTTCTTGAAGCATCTGTATATCAATCAACAAATCTTGTTTATTCAACAGATATAAATATTGTTCGCCCATACTGTAATATTACTGAAGTTAAAGAAAAACTTAATATTACAACAGCTCAGGCAATACAATATGAGCAGGCTGCAAGATTCCTTATTGAATCAGAAGCTGGACAATTTTATTTTATAAGAAAGAATAAAGAAGTTACAGGCATGGGTCTTGACTACCTTCCAATTAATGAAAGAATTCAAACACTTTATAAGATGTATGAAAATGGAGTTCTTATCCACGATTCTAGTGATGCAGATCTTAATGATTATAAAATTAGTGTTGATAAGTCATCTATTATTCCATCAGATAGCCTTGAAGATAAAATGGAATATAAAGTTGTATGGGAGGATAGATACCTCTCTGCAAACTTTGCTGTAAATTATGACTACCTGATTGATGGAGACTTTGGGTATAGAGTAGTTCCAGCAGATATTCAACTTGCTTGTGAGTCATTAATGTCAGATGTTGTCTCTGGAAATAATATGTATATTGGAAAATATATTCAATCATTTGACAATAATGAATTCAAAGTACAGTTTGCAAACTCATTTGCATCGGGAACAGGAAATTTTACTGTAGATAAAATTTTATCAAAGTATAAGAACAGAATAATTCCTGGAGTGATCTAATGTTAAAAAGCTTAGATGAAATTTTTTATCCAATGACGGCAGATATTTATTATTCCACTCAAACACAAAATGACATGGGAGAAGTAACAAAAACTTGGTCAAAAGATAGAACTATTGCATGTTCTGCTATTAAAAGAAATACAGACTCTAGAATTGCTGTAGCTTTAGATCCAGAAAAATTTATTGAATATGATTTATTTATAACAATGCGTACAAATGAAGATATTCTTAAATCATCAGACGAATCATCATACAGAATAACTGACATACTTGTTCGTGATATTAAAGATAATTCTGGCAAATTGGTTTGGAAAGAATCTGCAGATGAATCAACAGTATTTGAAATACGAAATGTTGAACCAATGTTTAATATGTTTAGCGTTCTTGAAGGTTATAGAATAGCTCTTATTAGGTCGGATAATCAGGACATATGATGTATAAAGTAAAAATGGACGGCAGAGAAGCAAAAAAAATGTTAAAGTCTTTGGTGGAATATACTGATGGATTTATTACAGAAACAAAGGCTCAGGAATCAATGATTATGGCAAGATTATCTAAAGCTAGCGTTGATGAATTTTATGATTATATGGATCAGCTTGCACGAGTAAATCCAGGTATGTTGCATCATGTATATGAGTGGGGTAGAGTAGGTGATCCTAACTCAAGACTATTCCAATTAAAAAGAGCACTTGGCAAAAAGACTGCAGTTATTGAAGCAGATTTTCTTCAATCTGAAACTCCAACCAATACTTCTGATCAAGTATTTTATGATAAGGCAAGAATTATGGAAGATGGAATAACTGTTAGCATTCAAGAAGTAGAAGCAGAGGCACTTTTCTTTGAAGTTGATGGAACAGAATATTTTAGAACAGGTCCAATTATTGTAGAAAATCCTGGTGGACCAGAAGTTCGTGGATCCTTTGTTAAAGCATTTGAAGAGTTTTATGGTCGTTATTTTGAAGAAGTTTATCTTAGAGCAATAAGATATTATCAATACTTTATGGATGCAAAACCATACGAGCAAAATTTTTCATCTGCTATAAAGTCATCAGATCCACGAGGAATTGGTAGAAAAACAGCCTTGTCATGGGTTATGAACATGCCTGTAGGTGAAATGTAATGAGTGAATATTCAGAGGTACTAATTAATAAATATGTATGGAGACAGTTTCAAATAGCAAAACCAACTACTTATAATAAATATAGTTCTATTGTTCCATTCTTCCCAGTCTCTGATGTAAAAGCTGGCGATACTGCATGGGGAAATAAACCATATATTGTTTATGATTCTTTTATTCGTCCAAGATCAATTAATAAATATTTTTATCCCGTTAAGTCTACGCAGATGATGTACTCAATTAAGGGATCAATATCAGAGGTTTTTGAATGGCGAGACTTTATTATGAATGTACTAGATAGAGAAGATGCTGCAGCTAATGATATTAATGAATATGCGGGTACAACACTAAGCAATGATAATATATTTATTCAATGCATTAATGTTACTCAATTAAAATATATTGGCCCAACAAGTCAACAAAGTGGAACAAACAAAATGTTCTCAACAGAACTTGTTATTCGATACGATTATCATATATCAAATATGTATAATAATGGTTAAATACTCGTATATAATTATTATGAGGAAACGCCCCACGCCAAAAATATCCTATAAAAAATAAGGGGTGAAAGTAAATGGCAACACTAGGTGACGCTAAGAATATTATTGTTGGTGCAGCTCAGGTCTTTGTAGCTAACGGAGGCCCACTTGAATACTACTCAGGTACAGCAGCTTCTGCCACATATGTATTCTCAGGTGAAACAACAAGCGGTATTCCAGCATTCGTTGGAAATACAAGATACGAAGATACACTAGCTAGCTCTTCAGCTACATGGACAAACGTTGGTTACACAATGAATGGCCTTGAAGTTCAATTCCAACCAAACTTTGGTGAGGTTGCAGTTGATCAGCTACTAGACGTTGCTCGTATGTACAAGCAAGGTATGCAGGTTAACCTCGTAACAGGATTCGCAGAGGGTACTCTAGACAACCTACTTATTGCAATTGCTGGTGCTACAGCAGATCTTACTGGCACTGGTTCATCTTCTCGTCAGGCTCTAAACGTACAGTCTGGCAATCTTGGAGAGGTTCCACTAGAAAGAGCTCTAATCGCCGTAGGCCCAGGCACAGGTGATCCAGCAGCAACAGGCAATAGTGCAGTACAACGTGTATATGCAGCTCTTCGTGTTCTATCTATCCAGAACGTTTCAGCTACAGCAAAACGTGATGCTCCCTCTACATTTGAGGTAACATTCCGTCTAATGCCAGCTTCTAACGGTTCTTACGGAAAAATCGTTGACAGAGTTGTATCTTACACAGGTGCAGTCTAATAATTAAATAATTGGTTTGGCCCACTCTGAAAGGGGTGGGCTAAATCTTTTTACCCCCTATGTTATAATTTATTTATAGTCTAGGAGGATATTAATGGCAACACAAGTGTACGACATAGTAGATGTAGAGCTTCTTGATGGAACGGTAGTAAGTCTTCGTCCACTCAAGATCTCACTACTTCGTGATTTTATGAAAGAATTTCAAAAGATTAGCGATGAGAAAATTGCAGAAGATAATATCAAGTCAATGAACTTACTTCTTGATTGTGCAGTTATCGCAATGAAGCAATATAACGCAGAACTTGCAACAAAAGAACAAATGGAAGAACTAATTGATCTACCAACTGTCTATAAAATTATTGAAATAGCAGCAGGGATCAAGCTGAATGACCCAAACGCACTAGCGGCGGCTCTAGCTGGAACGAACTAGATTTAGTCGCCCTAGAATCACAGGTATTCCTTATAGGAAAGTGGAAGGATTACCAAGAATTGGAGGACAACCTATCAATGCCAGAATTGGTAGCTATACTAGAAGCAAAGAATAAAGAAGATTATGAAAATAAAAAATTCTTTGCAGCACTCAAGGGAATCAATCTTGATGAACAAACTCAAGAAATCAATCCTTGGGAAGCTATGAAAGCCAGGGCATTTAGTGGTGGTCAAACTTCCGATCCCCATGACATTCTTTCTCTTCAAGGATATGCAGCACAAAGAGCTGGATTTGGAATCGGTGAAGGTCTTGATTACGAGGTGAAGAAGTAATGGCTGATGCAAGAGCAGTAATTAATATTGATATTAATACCGCTGGTGCGGCTGCAGGACTTCGACAACTTCAAAGTCAAATCAATGCATTTAATTTAACACTAAATAAAAATAGTGTTGTTCAGTCTGATGCTATGCGTGCTCTTTCATCAGACTTGATGAATGCAGTAAATATGAGTCAAATGTTTACTGCACAACAAGTTAAGATGGAGACTTCTGCACGCAGACTTGATCAAACACTTTCTAAAGGAAAGGGAACTCTTGGTCAATTCTTTAGTGCTAGATTTATTAAAGATAGTGCAGCAGCAGCAGAAGTTCTTTCATTAGCTCATTCAAGAGTACAAGCATTACAAACAAGTTTTATTTCTGCTGGGCAATCTGTTGGTGGATTTAAAGATGCTATTGCTATTCGTCCCCTAGCAGCATTTAATGCAGAAGCAGCAGTATCTAATGAAAGACTTGCTATTCATAGAGCAATGCTTCGTCAAGCTACAACGTCTATGATTAACTTTGGTAAGAATACTCAATGGGCTGGCCGCCAGCTCATGGTTGGTTTTACTGTACCCTTAACAATTTTTGCTACAGCCGCTGGTAAAGCATTTGCTGATATTGATCAGGCACTTGTTAGATTTAGAAAAGTATACGGTGATGCATTTACAACACCAGCAGAATTAGATAAAAATACTCAAGCAATTAAAGGTTTAGCTGCAGAATTTACAAAATATGGTATTGCTGTTAAAGATACTATTGGCCTTGCTGCAGAAGCAGCAGCATCTGGAGCACAAAATGAAAAACTTATTTCTGCAACAACGGAAGCAACAAGACTTGCAACCCTTGGACAGTTAGATCAACAAGAAGCATTAACGGCAACCATTGCTCTTCAAAATGCTTTTAAATTATCCGCATCAGATCTAACTAAAGAAATTGACTTTCTAAATATGGTAGAAAATCAAACCGTTGTTACTCTTCAAGATTTAACAGAAGCTATTCCAAGAGTGGCACCCGTAATTGTTGGTTTGGGTGGAAATGTTAGGGATCTTGCTGCATTTATGGCAGCAATGGAAGAAGGTGGAGTAAGTGCTGCACAAGGTGCAAATGCTCTAAAGTCTGGTCTTGGATCACTTATTAATCCAACAGATAAGGCTGCAGAATCATTAGCAAAAATGGGAGTAAATATTAAGGGAATAGTTCAAGCTAATCGTGGCGATCTTATGGGAACTGTTCAAGATTTTGGACGAGCGTTATCAAGACTTGATACGTTTACTCGTCAACAAGCTCTAGAAGAACTTTTTGGTAAATATCAGTATGCAAGACTTGGGGCACTTTTTGACAATATTATTAAAGATGGAACTCAGGCATCTAAAGTTTTACAGCTAACTGGTTTATCAGCAGAACAAATGGCAAAATCTGCTGAAAAAGAATTAAGTGTAATTTCTGAAGCAACTTCAACTAAATTTACTGCAGCTATAGAAAAATTTAAACTTGCCATTGCTCCAATTGGCGAAATGTTTATGAAGGTTGCTACTCCAATTCTTAATTTCTTTACTTCAATATTAGATAAGTTTAATCAGCTTCCAGACGGTGTAAAAAATATTGCTGCTATTGGAACCATTCTCGTTGGTGTCGTTGTTCCTGCTGGCACCATGTTCCTTGGTTTACTTATGAACTTAGCTGGAACACTTACAAAATTTGGACACATTATTGGCGTTGCTGTTAAAGGATTTGGTAAGGGTGGATTTGCTGGAGCAGTTCAAGCAGTTTCTCAATCTCTTAGATACATGTCTCTTGAAGAAATAGATGCAGCAAATGCTGCAAGACAACTTGGAGTTTCAACTGGCATTGCAAATGAAGCATTAATGTCACAGGTTGGTGCAGCAAATGCAACATCTGTAGCACTTGCAAGATTAACAGAAGCATACGACATTGTTATTCAAAAACAAATTCAAATTGCAGAAATGAGTCCTCAAATGTTTGGTCCAGCAGCTATGGCTGGAGCAACAGCACAAGAAAGACCTGTTAGAACAAGAATGAGAGCACCAATAAGAAGAAATCGTGGTGGCAATATTCCATATTACAATGATGGATCAGGAACAACTGTTCCAGGATTTGGAAATACCGACACCGTTCCAGCAATGTTGACTCCTGGAGAATTTGTTGTAAATAAGGAAGCTACTTCAAAAAATCTTGGATTACTTCAAACTATTAATAATGGTGGAAAAATTCAAGGAGCAAATAAGGGTGGAAGAATGCCAGGTGTTGGATACTATGCTTTATATAAATATCCAGTACCAAATATTCCAAATCAACCACCAACACTTCAACAATTAATGGAATCAAGTACAAGAATGAGAAATCTTTTATCTGGTCCATCACAAGCTAGAAATGTCTCTACATTAGGATCTATTGGCCCAGTTACAAGAATTAGTGATCTTACACATGAGCAAAGAATTGCATTAAATGAACTACTTGGTGTTGGAGCGGTTCAACGACCAACATCTCTTGTTGGTATTGGACCAAGGAAGATTAATGAAGATCTAAGAAGAGGTATTGCAGATATTTCTGACGTAAGAGCAATGACTGGTTCAAGAGATTTTTTCCTTTCAACTTTCCAAAATGTTCCAGCAGCACAAGTAGAATTAGCAAGAATTGGAATAAATGCTTCAACAGCAGCAGATTTAATTGCTGCCAGATTGCCAGGGGCAGTAAGATCTGGTATTAGAGGAACTTCTGATCCACAACTATATGATGCAACAAGGACTGCATTTGAAAGTGCTGGACTTACTACTTTATATGATGCAATAAGAAGAGAGCAAGGTTCAATAAGATTTAGTCTTCCCGCAGATTTACTTGCAACATTAAGAGGACAGGGTGTTCCCCCAACAGCAGCATTACTTCAACAACGAACTGGAATGACTCCAACAATTATTGATGTTGGTAGACCTGGAAACCCAAGAAATGCTTATTTAATGCCAGAAGGGTTGTTAGGAACAACTAATCCACTTCTTATTGAACCAGGGTATACAAGAAATATTCCTGGTTTTGGATATTCATATCAAAGAATACCTAAGACTGGAATATTTGGCATGGAAAACCCCACTCTTATTCATGCAAGCGAATCTATTCCATATTTGAATATGGGTGGAAAAATTCCTGGAGTTCAGTATTTTTCAGTGGCTGGAACAGTTTTCAAAGTAGCACAAAAAGCAAAAGAAAAAATGATTAAAGGAATAACTTCAACAACAAGAAATGCTCCTTCAGAATTTAGAACGCTTAAATCTCGTTTAGGTACGGAAATAGATGAAAGAATTTTAGCAGATGCACAAAGACTTGGAGGTCATCGAGGACGCCCCTTGATGCCAGCCTTTTATAGAAGAATTGCTACAGCACATGTTAATGAAGAAAAAAGAAATGGTTTAAAGTTTTGGAGATTAGGAAATATTAGATTTACTTCCGCAGCAGAAAATCATATATTAAATCAATTATTTAAAAATGCGTCTGAAGAAAAAAAGAAATTAATGCGAGATGTTGCACAAAATAATAATTTATTAAAATTTTATAATTCTTTAATGAATGGCAGACATCCTACAACACTAAGAGAATATGAACAACTTGATAAATTACTTATGGCATTAAGAAAGGATAAAAGATATTCTTCAGTATTTGATGGCACATACAATGATGCAGATATATCACTTTTATCGGGACTAGCAAAATTTAGATATGATAAAAGTGAAGAAGTTCAACAATATACATCATTATATGATGATCCATTTAATTTGGTAACTGGAAAGGCTAAAAAAGCAGACTCGCTTATAATGAATAAGGGTGGACTAATTCCTGGAGTTCAATATTTCGGTGGTCCAAATCCAGGTGGTCTTGCTCGTTATGCAGCATCAATGATTGGTGCTGCTCAAAAAAATCCACAAGTTATGGCTGCAATTCAAAAATATCAAAATACGGGATGGCAAAAATTAAATGCTGAAGAACAAACATTAATTAGAGGACTTGCTACCCCACATTCTGGTGTAATGCATAGAGGACTTACTGCTTCATACCCTGGACTTGACACAGAATTAAGAGCTGCAATTAGAGCTGGATCACTTGCCCCAGGACAAGAATTTATGTTGCCAACTGGTGGGTATACAGGAAATCAAGGAATGGCTGCAGCACATGCAGCTAATAATGCTGGAGCAAAAAGAGAAAGAGAACTTATTGATCAACTTCGTGAAAGATATGGATTATCATATGGAAATATTGGTAAGGCAGGGGAAACAGTAAGTAGAGGATTATATGATGACCCATTTGATCCTAATGCTCTTAATTTAATTTTAGAACGTGAAAACATAGCATTAGAAAGAAAAATTAAATTAGCAGAAGGAAGAAAAGCTGCAATAAGAAAACAAGCAGAAGAAACTGGAAGGTCTATAAATATAGATAGACAACTAGAATTGGCAGATCTAGATGTTAATAGTCAAAGAAGATTTATTGCAAGAACGCCAGAAGATTTTAATACAATAGTTTCAGAATTAAGAACATTAAGACAATCTGGAGATTCTGTACCAATTGTTATTAGTACAGAAACAAATGTCCCTGGAATTAAGCCAGGTGTCTTTAGGGTAAGTAATGTTGAAGACGTATATATGAACAATAATGGACAAATTGTTTCTGCAACACAAGCCCTAAC